ACACAAAGCGAACAAGATCGGTGTCCTCGGTGGCGGTGCGAAGTTTGTGCCGACGCAGATCGAACCTGAAAAAGCCCAGATGTTGGAGAGCCGCCGTTTTGCGGTAGAGGAAGTGGCGCGTGTTTTTCGCGTACCTCAGCACATGCTGCAAGTTGCGGCACCAGGTGTCCAGTCATACTCAAGTAACGAACAGAACGCGATACAGTTTGCGGTTTACACGCTGCGACCTTACTTGGCGAAACTAGAGGCGGCCTACAGCACGCTGCTGCCAGGCGAGGCGTTCATCAGGTTTAACATGGACGGGTTGCTTCGAGGTGACCTTAGTAGCCGTTACTCGGCGTATAGCACTGCTTTACAGTCCGGGTTTATGTCGATCAACGATGTTCGACGCCTCGAGGACTTCCGTGGCGTGGACGGCGGCGACAGTTATCGAGTCCCGCTAGCCAATGTGAATGTCGAGGCTGCAAATATTACTGAGCAGGATAAGCGCGTCACGATGTTGGCGAAACTTGTGCAGTTAGGTTTCGATCCCGCGGAGGCTCTTGAGGTTGTCGGTCTCCCGCGGATCTCGCATACTGGTCTTCCGACGGTGCAGTTGCAGCAGCCGGCGACTCTTAACCCAGATGACCCGGAAGAGGCTTACCCGGTTCGATCCGACATGGAAATGTTTGATATCCAAGAAATGATTGACATGTCTCTGCGAACCGCACCAGCCCCAGTTGTGAATGTGCAAGTCCCGGAGCCGTCCGCGCGGTCACGAAAAATCAAGCGTGACGACAACGGCGATATTGTCGAAATCGTGGAGGAATAGAAATGGGTCTGAACAACGCTGGTCTTAACCTGCAGGTTGCGGGTCTTACTTCTGCGGCGTCACACGTTAGCCTGCATACGGCAAGCCCAGGGACTGACGGTAGCAACGAGGTCACGGGCGGTTCGTACACGCGAGAGGCGGTTAGTTGGGCGGCGGCCGCAAGCGGCTCGGCTGCGACGGACGCGAACATTGTCTTTGAAGTACCAACCGGTGTGACGATTACCCATCTTGGTTACTGGTCCGCCTCTTCCGGTGGAACGTTTTACGGCTGGCGAGCACTTAACGCCTCGCAGACTTTCTCTTCGGCTGGTACCTACACGATTTCTTCTGGGAACCTTACTGAAACTGTGTCGTGATGGCTGGGCTGTTTACGCTTAACAGCGCAACGCTCGGTGTCCTTGACACGAATGTTCTCGGCGGGCAAGGCACAGGTTTCGTCACCGGGTCGAACACGAGTTCGGGAACTGTTACCGGAACGCTTGGTCACAGCGGTACTGTAACTGGTTCGAATACGAGCACCGGGGCTGTTACAGGAACCGCCAGCGGTGGCACATCGCCTCGAGGTTACCCGTACAGAAAACAAGTAAAGGCGGCTGCGTTTGTCGGCAGCGCGTCTGGTCATAATGTTTCATCTGGTCGAGTTCGCGGCTCGGCGAGTTTAGGCGGTACAAGTATCGGCCAAATGCGCAGCATTGGTGGGGCTGACGGTCGCAGTAGATTACATGTTCGCCCTATGCGTTTCCATGCGGAAGGTTTTGTGAACAGTGATCTGTCGGAAGCGGAGAAAAGACGGATCAAAGATGAGCAGGAACTTAAGTTGATCGGCGTTTTGTGAGGAGCCACATATGACTATGTCACAAGCGGTTTACACTCTTAGTAATACAACGGTGACTGAGATTGTTTCGCCGTCTGTTGAGCCTCAGTTCGTAACGCTGCACAACATGACCAAAAGCAGCAACGAATACATCCATTATGGAAGCGCGAGTGTCACCCTGCTTAACTCGCCGCACCTGGATCCTGGCGAGACTTTAGCCTTGACCCTGCTTAGCGGTGAGAGCCTGCACGCTATGAGCGACTCTGACGGGCTTGATGTTGGTGTCTTGGTGCAGAAACAGAACTGATGCCTTACTTTATTACTGATGACGCCTACGGCTGCTCCGGCTGGGCGACTATTAAAAATGATGGTGAGGTTCTCGGCTGCCATAAAACCAAGCAGGCAGCGATTGACCAGATGGTTGCGTTGTCTGTGGCTGAAGATATCGAACCAGGCGGGGAACGGAGCTACCACGGTGGCACGCCTGCCCCGAAGAAAGACCAGATCAAAGGCAGTAAGAAAAACCCAGAGGGCAGCGCAAGCGGATCCGGTAACAGTATTAAGTTAAGCGCGAGAACTGAAACCACATTAAAAAACAAAGCCGATGAGCATAACGAAAAAATGCGTGAACGTAATCGGCCGGAATGGACTCGCGTTCGCCTTGGTGCATTGAAGGCGGTTTACAGGCGCGGGGCAGGTGCTTACAGCACGAGTCATCGGCCTGGTATTAGTCGAAGTGCGTGGGCTTTTGCTCGTGTTAATGCTTTCTTGTTTTTGACGCGAACTGGTCGACCGCAGCGCAAAACATATGTCCAGGATAATGACTTACTGCACCCGGATCACCCGCGACGCACGAAGAGAGATCTGCGAGCCGTTTCGGTTCCAGAGTACGTCCAGGAAGCCGCGAAGCGCGGTCTAAAACTTTATCGGGAAGGTAAAGGTGGGAAAGGTCTCACCGAAGGAACGCTGCGTGAGGCTCGTGCAATGGCTCGCGGACGAATGTCTGACGACAAGGTAATACGAGCGAATGCGTGGGCTGCTCGACATAAAGTTGATTTGCAGCGTCCGAAAAATAATGATCCCGATAATCGTGAATGGCCTGGACCAGGTGCCGTGGCGCATTATCTCTGGGGGATTGACCCGTTAAACCCAGAGCCTGCAAGGAAATGGTTAAGCAAGCAAGCAGAAAAGATTAAAGGCGAAAGAGGGCAAATGTCTACTGTTGAGATGCGCCAAGTCCAGGTGCAGGATCTTGAGTTGCGAGAGGAAAGCGGCGGTCGGTCTTTTAGTGGTTACGCCGCAGTGTTTAACAGCGACAGTGAACCGCTACCGTTTATTGAGCAGATCCGACCTGGTGCCTTTGAGCGAACCCTGTCAAGCCGTAATCAGATTAAAATGTTTGTAAACCACGAGGACACAATGGTGCTGGCTTCGACTCGCGCCGGTACGTTGCGCCTTAAAGAGGACTCACGAGGCTTGCGAGTGGACGCGGATCTACCCGAAACAAGTTACGCCAAGGATCTCGCCGTGTTAATGAAGCGCGGTGACGTGGACTCCATGAGTTTCGGTTTTCATGTACCGGCCGGAACCGATGAGTGGAGCTCCGACGGTCAGCGTAGGTATCTCAACGAAATCGCCTTGCGTGAGGTTTCTATCGTCACAGGGTTCCCGGCTTACGAAGCCACAAGCGCAACTATTCGTAAAGCAACTCTGCTTGCTCAGCGTACGGAAACAGACGCCGAGTTACTTGCTGAAGCACTCACCGTCCTTGAGGCAGGCGAAACGCTGGACAGCGATCAAGCGGATCTGTTAATCCAAGTTGTGCAGAGACAGAGCGATCAGCCGGAACCTGAACCAGAAGAGGCTGACGAAACTGTCGGCTTGCTGAGAGACAAACTGGAACTTATCGCCAAGACATTCTAAGGCGAGGGGGTGCACTGGTTAGCCCGTTCGAAAAACCCCACGAGGGAACCGAACGGAACGTCGGTTCGATTCCGACCACCTCCACTTCACCAGGTTGCGGAGCCGCGCCTGGTGTTATTCGATTGCGGAGCCGCGTCGAACAAGTAACCTGCGATCCGATAACAACACGTTAGGAGTAGTCAGATGGACTACATTAAGCACCTACGTGAGGAGCGAGTGAACGCCTACGAGCAGGCCAAGGAAATCCTTGACCGCGCTGGCTCTGAATCACGTAACCTCGACGCAGAGGAGCGCCAGTCAGTTGACCGCGCCTTTGCGCACATGGACGAACTGAAGGCGCGGGAAAATGACTTCCGTAGCCTGCAGGACGCCGAAAAGGAAATCGAAGCAGCGACTGCTGCACACGCCGAAGCACGCACAGTATCTGTGCCCGCACCGGCTGATGAAATGGACGATGACTCGCTCATTCGGTCGCTGGCTCGCGGTGAGCGGCGCAGCGTCACTTTCGAAAAGCGCGACATCACCAAGGGCAGCACCGGTGCACCTGTACCGACCTCGTTCTTTGACCAGGTTCTGTACATCGCAAAGTCCACCGGACCGATGCTGCGCACCTCGACCGTCCTTAACACCTCGTCTGGTGAGGACCTCGAAATCCCGTCAATGACTGCTTACTCGACCGCCGCGCTTGTCGCGGAGGCCGGTTCGATCGGCGAGTCTGATCCGACCCTGGCGACCACGACCCTGGGCGCATACAAGTACGCTTTCCTCCTGCAGGTCTCCTCGGAGCTCCTCGAGGACGCGCACGTGTCGATCACCGACATGGTTGCGACCAACTGTGGTCAAGCCATCGGTGTAAAGGTTAACAGCGAGTTGACCGTCGGCGACGGTTCATCGAAGCCTAACGGCATCGTCACCGCCGCTTCGGCTGGTGTGACCGGCGGCACCGGCGTGACCGGCAAGTTCACCTACGAGAACCTGGTTGATCTCGTGTACGCGGCTGACCCCGCTGCTCGCGCTCTTCCCGGCTTCGGGCTCATGCTTTCGACGTCCGCCGTTGTGGACGCTCGTTTGCTTCAGGACGGTGCAAGCCAGTACATCTTTGCCCCGTCGGCTAGTGACGCGACCCCGGACACCTTGCTCGGGTTCCCGCTGATTGAGAACAACGCCATGGCCGCTGTCGGTCTCGGTGCTGTCTCTGCTCTGGCTGGACACTTCCCGTCCTACTACGTTCGCCAGGCCGGCGGCATTAAGTTGGAGCGTTCCGACGATTACGCATTTGCTAATGGTCTCGTGACGTTCCGCTGCTCGCTGCGGGTCGATGGTGACCTGCCGCAGACTTCACACGTGAAGAAGTTTACGGGCGGCGCCTCCTAAGAGATTAGGACCCTAAGCGTGGTGGGGGGTGGGGCACGCAGGACTCGCCCCCCATCACACTCCATTAAGATAAGGGAGAACAATGGCTTTGTACGCAAGTGTCGCCGAGGTGAAAGCGGCTCTGCATATTACCGACACGGTTGATGACTCTCTTATCACAATGGCCGCCACGAGCGCGTCGGCGTTGATCGACGGTTACTGTGGTCGCAAGTTCGATAGCGCGTCAGCAACTCGCTACTTCATTCCAGAGAACAGTTACGTGTTACAGATTGATGACTTGGTTTCTGTGACCAGTATCCAGACAAGCAGTCAGAGTGACGGTAACTATGACGTGACCTGGGCAACAACTGACTACCAGTTAGAACCTCTGAACGGTTTAGCCGACGGTATTGATTTTCCTAGCACACGTATCCGAGCCATTGACCGTTACGTCTGGCCGGTGTCGACAAGTCTCGGTGGTTTCGAAGCGGACGTGAAGATTATCGGGACCTGGGGTTTCTCTGCGGTGCCCAGTCAAGTGCAGCAAGCAGCGGTTATCCAATCCATGAGGATCTTTAAAAGACTTGACAGCCCTCTGGGTGTCGCCGGGTTCGGAGATTTCGGTGCAATGCGAGTTAGCCGAGGACTCGACCCCGATGTTGCGCAACTTGTTGCCCCGTTCGTAAAGTACAAGGGCGTTGCTTAATGGCGACGATCAGCGAGATCCGTAGCGGTCTCGCCACAAGACTCGGGACCATTAGCGGGTTACGAACAGCAGCAACTGTACCGGACGACCCGAATCCTCCGCAGGCAATAATCTTTCCGCAGGACGTCCAGTATGACACGGCTATGGCTCGCGGACTGGACACGTTTAACTTTACAATCCTAGTTATTGTTGGTCGCATAGATGAGCGATCAGCACAAAACTTACTTGACGGTTACTGTACCGGTACAGGTTCGTCAAGTATTAAGGCAGCCGTCGAAGGTGATAAAACCCTAGGCGGTGTTGTTAAAGACCTGCGCGTTACACAGATGCGCAATTACTCCGGTATGACAGTGGGTCCGAACACCTATCTGTCGGCGGAGTTTACTTGCGTTGTTTACAGCGATTAAAGAAAGGGAAACCCAATGGCAATCTTTGCTGCCACAGACTATTCCATCACGATTGGTGGAACCGATTTCAGCGCGGTGCTGGTTTCGGCCGAACTATCTATCGAGTCCGAGGACATCGAAACAACTGCGATGGGTGACACGTTCCGTACGCGCATCGGTGGTCTCAAGACCGGTACGCTGACCTTGGAGCTCCACCAGGATTTCGCGGCGAGCGCGACCGATGACACCATTTTTGGTGCCCTTGGCACCTCGGTCGCAGTTGTGCTGAAGCCGACAAGCGCAGCGGTCGGTACCGATAACCCGACGTACACGATGAACTGCTTGGTTACTCAAACCCAGCCGTTTAACAGTAGCGTCGGTGACCTCGCCACGCAGAGCGTGACCTGGCCGATTGACGGTGCAGTTACTCGCGCCACCTCGTAAGTAAGAAACCCTTAAGGAGTCCTGCTATGAAAATGCTGTTGCGTGTTTCCTCCGAGGGCGGATCCACCGTCGATGTAACCGTGTCGGCGGTGGATCTTGTCCGCTTCGAGGAAGCCTTTGACAAATCAGTAAGTAACTTCCAAAGTGATTTCAGGATCAAAGACTTGTATTGGTTGGCGCACCACGCCATGCAGAGACAGGATCCAACCTTACCGGATTTCGACACCTGGATTGAGAATACAGATCCAGATATTGAGATTGCGGAGGATCAAGAAATAGTCCCTTTGGAGACAAAGCCGTAACCTGGCATGTGGTGCATTTGGCGTATGAGTTTGGTCTCGCCCCGTCTGCTGTGCTAAGCGAGTCGCCGCGCATGATAACAACAATGCAAAGATACTTGCGTTGGCGTAACAATGAACATCGTAAAGCCCAGCAGAAAGGTCGCAAATGAAAGTTAAGGCCTTCGGGTTTCGTAACACGATCGCTGTTCTAAAGGAGCTCGACGCCGACGCCGCAAAGATAGCGGTCGATGAGATCAAACAGGAAGCCGTTGCGCTGCGTGACGAGGCTCGGCAACTTGTTGACCCGAACGGGTTAAGCGGCTGGAAAAACTGGCGCGGTGGTTACGACGCAGCAACTATTCGCGGCGGGATCAAAGTGACTCGCGCCAAGAATAGGCGCAAAGGTCAAGTCTCCAATAACTTTATGGGTGTTTTTAACACATCACCGGCTGGTGTTATCTGGGAGTTGGCGGGTCGAAAGACAGCACCGAGTGAAAGCGTATTCGTGCAGAAAGTACAAGAGAGGTCTGGTCGACCAGCCTCGCGGTTACTGTACGCCGCCTTTGACTCGTCGGAAAAGTTTAACAAGGACGATGCCTTTAAGAACATTAGCCTGGCTGTCGAAAAGGCGCAGAAGCAGGCGCAAGCAAAGTTAGGAGCATTAGGTGGCTAAAAACGCTGTGCTCATTAAACTGCTTTCAGAGTTCGACGGCAAAGACCTTGCTCGCGCCCAGCGTGAGATCGCCAAGATGCAAGCCAAAACTCAAACATTCGGTAAAAAGTTTGAGGCGATGGGGCGAAAGATACAAGATGTTGGTGCTTCGGTAAGTAAAGCCGGCGGCGGTTTAACGAAGGGTCTGACCTTACCTATCGTGGGGATAGGCGTCTTGTCTCTTAAAGCAGCCGGGGACTTTGAGAAATCCATGAACAAGGTCCGCGCGATTAGCGGAGCCACAGGTGAGGACTTCACCGATCTGCGAGACCTCGCGCAAGAGTTAGGGCGCACGACCGCTTTCACCGCCGGCCAAGCCGCAGACGGAATGTCCTTTCTCGCCATGGCGGGTTTTAAAACCAACGACATACTGGAGTCTATGCCTGGTGTTCTAAGCCTGGCGGCCGCGGGTCAAATGGATCTCGCAACTGCTGCGGATATTTCATCGAACATTCTAACCGGCTTCGGTCGAACATCTGACCAGATGTCCAGCACGGTAGATATCCTGGCGAAAACATTTACATCATCAAACACGGATCTCGTGCAACTCGGTGATGCAATGAAGTACGTCGGCCCGATTGCGGCGAGCGCGGGAATGGGTTTCGAAGAAACAGCAGCCGCCGTAGGCTTACTTGGTAACGCTGGTATCCAAGGCAGCATGGCTGGCACAACTCTGCGCAACGTCATTAGCCGACTTCTGGACCCCAGTAAAAAAGCCGCCAACACCATGTACGACCTGGGTATCCAAGCCGAGGACGGTTCATTCGCATTCTTGGACGCGGAAGGCAATCTTAAATCTTTCGCGGATATCATGGACGTTTTCGCAAAATCGGGTGCGAGCACAGCGGATCTCATGGCGGTGTTCGGTGCCCGAGCGGGACCCGGTATGGCTGCCCTACTTGGTCAAGGTTCCGGTGCGCTTACCGAACTTACAGGTATGTTGGAGACGTCCGGCGGCACAGCCGATAACATCGCCAGCACACAACTGGAAGGTCTTAACGGCGCCGTTACGAAGCTCAAATCCGCTTTCGAAGGTTTAATGATCTCTCTCGCGGATAGCGGTTTACTAGATCGCGCCGCGGATCTTGTCGAGCAACTAACAATGTTCGTAGGTAAACTGACGGAAGGTTTTAGAACGCTGCCGCAGCCTATGCAAGAAATGATTATCAAGGTGGCTGGGATTGCTGCCGCCATCGGACCGGTTCTATTGGTGGTCGGTAAACTGATAAGCATTTTCGGTGCCATTGTGGCTGCGATCAACCCAGTTACTTTGATTATCGCTGGTGTTGTGTTAGCGGCTGCTGCTCTCGCCGCCGGCTTCATGTATCTGTGGAAGAACAGCCAAACATTGCGTGACGCAGTCAAGGCTGCTTTCGAAAGAATACGTGCCGCAGTCATCGGTGTCATTGACCAGGTTAAGAAAACCCTGGAAGAAAACCGCGAAACATTAATGCAACTCCGTGACGGTTTTAAGATTGCTGCACAGTTCATTGCGGACAAGGTCGTCCCGATCATCGTCGAGTTTTACAGCATTTACCTCACGAAACTAATCCAAGTGATCGGTTTCATTATCTCGGCTTTGATTAACTTGATCGGCTTCTGGGTGAAGGTGATCGGTAAGATTGCTGAAGTATCTGTCGCCATCGGAGAGTTTTCCACCGAGGCAGTTTCGCGCATTCAAGAGTTTGTGTCGGGTGTACAGACCGCGTTTGTGGAGACGTTCACAGCCATTCGTGACTTCATCGCTAATGTCTTTAATACCGTTAAGGACACAATTGAGTCCACGATAAAAGGCGCGATTAACTTTGTGATCCGAGGCATTAACAAGATCATCGGTGCATGGAATAGCCTTAAGTTCGAAGTGCCACAGTTTACTGTCGGTGTCGGGCCGGCAAGCAAAACATTCGGCCCGTTCTCTATCGGTACGAAAGGCCTTGCTTCGATACCGGCTCTTGCACAAGGCGGTATCGTTACTCAGCCGACCTTGGCGCTAATCGGTGAGGCTGGACCGGAAGCCGTTGTCCCGTTATCTCGCGGCATGTCCGGTTCTAACAGCACCAGCAATATCGTGATCAACGTGAACGCTGGTATCGGTACAGATGGTCGCGCCGTCGGTCGCCAGATAGTCGAGGCTCTGAAGCAGTACGAAAGGCAAAACGGACCTCTGCCCGTGAAGGTTGCGTAATGGCTATCCAAGTTGTCTTTGCTTTCAGCCAGGACGCCGGCGGGGTCACAAACTTTTTTGAGCTAGATAGTGCGGTCAAGGGCAAACTTGACAACACTGTCTACACTCTCGGTGGTGATTTCTCGCTTGTAGATGTGACCGATAAAGTGCGGACACTTAGTATCTCTCGCGGGCGTAGTGCTCTGCTCGGTGAAGTGCAGGCGGGTTCTGCTTCGATCGTGTTGGATAACCGCGCAAGATTATTCGACCCGTTATCGGGTAGCGGGGCCAGTTTCCCGTACGTTGATAACATTGTGCCGCGTAAAAACGTGCAGATCCTTCTGGACGGTGTGCCAATCTTTAGCGGTCTAGTTGATGACTGGCAGATTGATTACGCCGTGTCGGGTGACAGCACGACGACAGCCATCTGCGGTGACGGTTTCTTGACTCTCGGTCAAACGAATGTAACCACCACAACTAAATCGGCGCAGACTAGCGGTGCGCGAATAGGCGCTGTGCTCACAGAGTCCGGTTGGCCGACAGGTAAGCGAGACCTGGACACTGGACTTGTCACCCTGCAAGCCGATACACCAGCAGCAAACACTAACCTCCTGTCGTACATCTCAACGATCAAAAACACGGAGTTCGGCGCGTTCTACATGGATCGCCAAGGTCTGGCTACTTTCGAGGATCGCCAAGCAACACAAAACTTTGCGACAGCCACGGTGCTAGGTTCGGGCGGTGTACCGATCAGCAGTATCGAAGTTGACAGCAGCACAGATCAAATCTTTAACACAGTTAAACTGACGAGAAAAGGCGGCGGCACGGAAACCCGCACGGACTCGACCAGTGAAACAACGTACGGCAAAAGTGAGTTAAGCCAAACGGATCTCTTATTCGACGATGACACAGAGTTGGGTGAACTTGCTGACTTCCTCTTGGCGCGACATAAAGATGTCGCCTATGAGATCACTAGCGTTTCGATTGTTGTTGATGGTTTAAATGCGTCACAGAGAGCAACGGTTGGTGCCCTCGAGGTTGCTGACCCGCTGCAGGTTGTTTTCGCACCCAGCACCGGCGCAGCAATTAGTCAGTACGCAACATTGGATCGCATTGAGCATTCTTTTACGCGAGCCGAACCGAACCACGTTGTAACACTTTCGATGAGTCAGGCGCAAGCCTCGTTTATTCTTGACAGCGCACTTTTCGGTATTCTTGACACGAGCACTCTAGGTTTCTAAGGAGCTTCAATGGCAGGTGCAGGCTTTAAGACTTTTGCAAGCGGTGACGTTCTGACTGCCGCCGATGTGAATACTTACATCATGCAGCAGCAAGTTATGGTGTTCGCGTCGAGTTCTGCTAGGGATACGGCGATCACAAGCCCGAGCGAAGGCATGTTTGCCTTTCTTAAAGATGATGATTCACTTGTTTACTATGACGGTTCAAGTTGGGAGACACTGTAATGCCTGCTGGTGGATTTAAGACATTCAACGCCGGTGACGTGCTCACGGCTGCTGACACGAACGATTACTTGATGCAGGGTATCGCTGTGTTCGCTGACGCGACTGCGCGTGACGCGGCGATCACTTCACCTGTCGAGGGTCAGGCTTGCTACCGCAGCGATGACGACAAGTTGGAGATTTACGACGGGAGCGCGTGGACTGAGGTTAGTGGTGCGCTTGGTGGTGCTGCGATCTCTGACACTCCGACGGGTGACTACACCTCTGGTGGGGTGACGTATGACTATTGGGAGTTCGATAGCAGTTCGTCGCTGACGGTGACTCAGGCGGGGTTGGCTGATGTGCTGGTTGTCGGCGCTGGCGGCGGAGGTGGAGATAATAACGCAGGTGGTGGTGGCGGCGGTGGCGCAGGCGGGATGCTTGTTGCGACTAATGCCTTCTTGACCACGGGAACGCAGACTGTCGTTGTCGGTGCAGGTGGCCGAGCCGGTGCGGAGGAAAACCCCGGTGGCAACGGAAACAGTTCGCGTCTTGGACCCTATTACGGTGTCGGCGGCGGCGGCGGCGGCGGTCGGCCGGAACCTGATACGACGTCTAGTCCGGGTGGCTCTGGCGGCGGTGGTGGTGCTGAAAACGCGAGCAACGTTGGCGCATCCGGTACAAGTGGTCAGGGTAACGATGGTGGTACTGGATTTGGCAGCGCAACAGCGGCGCAACGTGGTGGCGGCGGTGGTGGCGGCGCGGGTGGAACAGGCGGTAACGCTATTGCATCCACAGCAGGTGCCGGTGGCGCAGGTTTGGCCAACTCGTACACAGGTTCAAGTGTTATCCGTGCCGGTGGCGGCGGCGGTGGTGGTGAAACTACTGGTGGCGCTGCCGGTTCAGGTGGCGGTGGTGCTGGCGGTGGTCCGAGCACGGCAGGAACAGCGGGAACGGTAAACACTGGTGGTGGCGGTGGGGGTTCAGCAGCAGGTGCCGCTGTTGATGCAGGCGCCGGCGGCAGCGGTAAGGTTGTTGTTCGTGTAGCGCGTCCGTACACCCCGGTCGCTGGTTTCGCTTCTATTGGTAACACCGCTACGGGAACGTACTCATCTGGTGGCGCGACGTACTCCTACTACGAGTTCACGAGTAGTGGTTCGTTGACGGTGAATCAGGCTGGTTTCGTGGACCTGCTCTGCGTAGGCGGAGGGGGAGGCGGTG